TTCAATTCATCTATAAAGATGAAGAAGATGACAGTGTAACTCATGTATGGTATGGCAACAAGAAGTACACAAAGAATTCTAAATTGTTTCCGGGAGATATTGTAGAAGGATATTTTCCTAATAATCAAAGAAAGCATAAACTTTTGGGGCAAGTTGTTCATGTAAGAAGTTTTGCCGACTGGACTATTTCTGTAAGGTGGAGTGATGGAGATTATATGGGTGTTAAAGAAGTTTTGACTGTTGACCAATATAGAGTTCTAAAACGATTGGATGGTAACCTACCTGCTGACCAGAAACGAGTACGCACAAATTTACTTAAAGAAGATGATGATAATATAGATAAAATTTAGTTGGGGATTATGTTATGCAAATAGATTATGTGTTTCCTCATCCGATTGCAAGATTGGATATAAGTGATGAGGTGAATAATGACAGTATTGTAAAATCTGTTTATGAATTATCAGAAACTATCGATGAAAACAGCGCAAGCAATTTCTGGGATTGTAAACTTATAACTTCATTTGAAAATGAAGAAGTTAATCTTCAGTTTGCTAGAGATAATCTAGAATTTATTGAAACTGTAGAAACACATGTAAATCAGTATATGGTAGAAGTTGGTTGGTATAAACCACATCTACCGAATAAGATTACTCAAATGTGGTTCAACAGATATATTGAAGGACATCATTTTCAAGAAGCACACAATCACGGTAATCATGAAGTGTGTGCTATCTATTATGCTACTAATGATTTGACACCTACTCTATTCTTAAATCCTAATCATCATACTTTTCATAATCATTATGATGCTTGTGATGTAACTGAAGTCACTAAGAGAGCATACGAGGCATACGCACAGACAGGTACACTTGTAATCTTTCCTGGTTACATGTTGCACACAGTACCTTATATAAGAAAAAAAATGACAGAGTTTGATTTGGAAAAAGATAGAATGACTATTGCCATGAATTTCGGTAAATATGAAGAACCACTATTGACAAAAGCACAAGTATAGAGTATAGTGACATTATGACTTATAAAAACTACAGACATACAAGAAAAGAAAAACCTGCTAGAGATGGTGGGTTAACGGTTACTGTTAGAGACGGTAACTTAGAGAAAGCAATGCGTATCTTCAAGAAGAAGGTACAAAAAGCAGGTGTTCTCAAAGAACTCAAGATGCGTAAGCATTATGAAAAACCATCTGAGAAAAAACAGCGTATGAAAAAAGAAGCAGTCAAACGCTGGCGAAAATTACAGAAGAAACTTGAAGAGCGTATGTAAATAATGCTTTACATATAGAGCATAAGACTATATAATGTAACATATATGATACAGAGGTGAATATGAATATCTTCTATCTACACAATGACCCTAAAACCTGCGCTGAGTGGCATGTAGACAAGCATGTGTCAAAGATGCTTGTAGAGTATGCTCAACTTATGTCAACCGCCCACAGGGTCTTAGACGGCGATGAGTACATAGGTAAATCACAGACTGGTCGTAGAGTAAAACGATGGAGACTATCAGACAACTATGAGAACATCATATACAAAGCGTGTCATGTCAATCATCCTTCGGGTGTTTGGGTGCGTCAGTCTCGTTCTCATTATGAGTGGTTGTACTCACTCTGGACTGAACTTCATAAAGAGTTCGTACATCGCTACGGGCACTCCCACAAAAGTTACGATTTACTCAATGAAATTTTAGCAACACCTCCAATGAATATTGCAGACAAATCTTTTGTCGAACCACCTCAAGCAATGAAACAGTTTCCACAGTGCATGGTAGAAGGCGATAGCATCAAAGCATATCGTAACTTTTATCGTGTGGCAAAAAAGACCTTTGCAGTGTGGAGTAAACGCAACGTACCAGACTGGTACAATCTAAATAGTGATGTAGATTATGCCAACATATAATTTTATTAATCAAGCAACAGGTGACATCGAAGAACACTTCATGTCAATGTCGGAGTTAGATGATTTTAAGAAGACGAATCCGCACCTCGACCAACTGGTATCAGCGCCTGCCATTGTGGGCGGTGTGTCTATCAGAGATAAACAGTCTGATGGATTCAAAGAAGTCATGTCTAAAATCGCTGAGAAAAATCCTGGATCGAACCTCGATAGTTACCGCAAGAAATCTATCAATGAAGTCAAGACAAAAGAAATTCTAAAAAAACATAGGAATAGAAAGTGAGAGAAGTCATTCACGACTTTGCTCAATGGTTAGCAAAGAAAAGTTATACACCACCAAAGATGCAATACTATTCACATGTTGATGGTATGGAGAGATGGGCGGCGCCTAAACCTATGTCTCGTTGGATTCCTGAATGGTATAAGAAATTACCTAAACAATGTATAGAAGAGGTGTCTGCTGTTCCTGAGTTGCAAAGAAACGCACCGATAGGTATTCATCCTGATTTTGGTACAAGCGGTCAAACTATTAAAACATGTCCGGGTATGCAAGATATTATGACTACGGGTTTCATGGTACCTTTCTGGTCGAATGCTATAATCACTACAACTCAAGATGGTAATCAGATACTTACTCATACTGCATGTCATGGGTCAGAAGCATTAGGTGCAGACTTAGATAAGAACAATAGTGACCACACTAACTTTGAAATGTTAAATCCTGATAGTGAGGTTGTTCATCAATACTTAGAAGGTATGGGATATACAACTGAAGAAATTGGTGATTGGACAGCATTTCAAAAAAGACCTCGGGTATCCGCACATTTCAAAACTCATCCAGCAACTCAATATTCAACTATGGTAGAACATCTACCTGAAGAATGGTGTAAGTGCTTGCTCAAACTTGAGACACCTTGGAGAATATGTACACCGCCTGGTTGGTCTGTATTATATACCGATCCAACATATCACTTTAACGATTGCATTCAAGTGATGCCCGGCATCTTAAATACAGATTACTGGCATGAGAGTAATATGTTTTTCTTTGTCAAACAGAAAGGTGTTCAGTTTTCTATGAATTTTGGTGACCCTTTGATTTGTCATATACCAATTAAAAGAGAGATGTTACCATTGGAAGTTAGACGGTCAACAGAAGAAGAGCGAGAGCGTGACCGTGAAATGTTTTACTTTATGAATGCTCATTGGAGCGGTGCAAAAGCATATAGAAAGTTTTTAGATATCTTTGGATATAAACAAAAAGGAGGATGTCCACATAAGAAAGACTGATGATGTTATTGATGGTACTATAGTCATGCAGACATAGCACAGGAGATTTTAATGTCAAAACAAAAGTCCTTAGCGGTAAGAGCAAAATGCTTAACTAAATCATCACTAAAGAAAATAAATCCGATTACAGATAATCAAATCAGAACATTTGAGGCGTTTAACGAAGATAAACATTTGATGATGCATGGATGTGCAGGAACAGGTAAAACATTTATTATGCTTTATCTTGCAATGAGAGCAGTTTTATCTAGACAAGTTGACCAACAGAAAGTTTATATTGTTAGGTCAATGTTACCAACAAGAGACATAGGTTTCTTACCTGGTTCACAAGAAGAGAAAACAAGTGTATATACTGAACCATACTACTCTCTGTTTGATGAAATGTTTCCAGATGTAGAGAATCCATACGAACTCGCTAAGTACCAAGACATTGTAGAATTTGTACCAACCTCATACATAAGAGGTGTAACATTACGAGATGCTTTCATTATTGTAGATGAATGTCAAAATCTAAACTTTCATGAGTTAGACACAATCATTACAAGAGTGGGAGATAATAGTCGTATCTTTTTCTGTGGGGACTTCATGCAAACTGACTTGAAGAATAACGCAGAACAACGAGGTCTTATTCAGTTTATGGATATAATCAAAAATATGAAATCTTTTGAAACAATAGACTTTACTGAAGAAGATATCGTAAGAAGCGGTCTTGTGAAAGAATATATAATAAGCAAGAACCAAAAACAATATGAAGGTATATTTGAAAGCGTAGATAAGAAGATGCGACAAGTTGCCTGAAAGGAGAAGTAAAATGAGAAAATGGATTAACGCAAGAATTGGCGAAAGAACTAGTTGGGATGGAGCAGTGCTTATTGGTGCTGGCGTAGCATTTTTAATTTTTGCACCAATCGCTGATATCGTAGCATATGGTGCGATTGCATACGGTGCTTGGACAATATTCAAAGGAGAATAAAGATGGCAAAAGAGAATTGGGGAAACTGCATTTCTAAAGTTCTCATTCATGAGGGTGGTTATGTAAATCATCCAAAAGACCCTGGTGGTATCACGAATATGGGTGTCACCAAGAGAGTTTATGAAGAGTGGGTTGGTCATGAAGTATCTGAACAAGATATGAAAGACTTAACAGAAGATGATGTAAGACCAATCTATAAGAAAAACTATTGGGATAGAATTAAGGGAGATAAACTTCCTGATGGTCTAGACTTGTGTGTTTTTGACTTTGGAGTAAATGCAGGTACAGGTCGTGCCGCAAAATATTTGCAGAAGATGATTGGTACTACTGCAGACGGTGGGATAGGACCCAATACTCTGAAAGCACTGAAATCATATGTGAAAGAAAATGGTCTAGTAGAAACTATCAAGAAGTATCAATCAAATCGTCAAGACTACTATGAAAGTCTGAGTACATTTGAAACTTTTGGTAGAGGTTGGACAAATCGTAATAACGATACAACTGAATACGCAATAGAACTTGCTGAGAGTGATGACGATGAAACATCAAGAGAAGCAGACAGAAATTCTATAGAGACTTGACATTTACATTATAGTGTGTTATATTCACACTAGAGGATGAAAAAGTGAAATATACACATACTGAAGAACTTGATTATAGTACTAGACTGCCAGAATTAAAAACTGAGCAAAAAGATAATCTAAGACTGTACGTTACACCAGATGGTGAAAAGTATCCATCAGTAACTACAGTCTTAGGTTGGCATACTCGTAAAGGTATTATGGAGTGGCGTCAACGTGTAGGTGATGAAGCGGCGAACAAAATATCTCGCCAAGCATCAGCAAGAGGCACTAGATTTCATTATCAATGTGAAGACTATCTCAACAATAAAGAACCTAAGATTGAAGGTCCAGGTGAGAAGTCTATGTTTCAAAGTATCAAACCTTTCTTACATCGCATAGACAATATACACTTTCAAGAAAAAACTATGTACTCAAAGTTTCTGCAAACTGCAGGTCGTGTAGATTGCGTTGCTGAGTTTGATAATCGTTTGTCTATTATTGATTTCAAGACATCAAGTAAACCTAAAAAAGAAGAGTATATTAGTAACTACTTTATGCAAGGTGCGGCATACGCAGTTATGTTTGAAGAAAGAACTGCAAAACCTATTGACCAGATTTGTATCTTGATTGCAGTTGAAGGTGATGAAGCACAACTATTCAAAGTTAAGAGAGATGATTATATAGAAGAATATAGAAGCGTTAGAGATGCATGGCGAGATGCTCATGGATATTGACAACATTCAAACCTTTTCTACAAACTTATATAAATATTTCTTACCAACATCACTTGCAGATAGTTGCAAAGAAGAGTTAGTAGAGTTTGCTAAAAATTGTCGCAACCGCAGTGGAATCAGACAGTATTTTACTACATATAATACTAGTTTAGAAACTGTTGATAGTATTGGACCTTCATGCAAATTGCTTAGTGATAATGTTGTAAGAGTTGCAACAATCATAGCAGAACGGCGTGTACAGATAGAAAATAGTTTTTTTAACTATGTGCCAAAAGGTAATGTACACTCAAAACATAATCATGGTGGAGACAACATGTTATGTGCTATTGTTTACTTTGATAATATTGGTCAAACAAATTTTTATGACCCTAGACCTCAAGTTTTTAATTGGCAACCTTATACCGAGGAAGCAGAAATAGGTAAAGTAGTTTTCTTTCCTGGATGGTTAGAGCATGATATGCCTGCTCATTATGAGAATGAGTATAGAATTACGATGCCTTTCAACATGCTCATAAAGTGAGCAAAGGACGAGAAAATGAAAAATATCGTATACGCAATAATGTTACTTTGGTCAGTATCTTTTCTGGCAGGTTTTGCTAGTGCAGAACCAAAAGACTTACCTAAAGAAGAACCTAAAGTAGAAAAAGAAGCACCAGCAGAAACTCCTAGAATTGTTGAGATGGGTAAACCAATAACATGTACGACAGACCCATACGATGTAGTTAAACAGAATTTTCAGGACTCACATAAAGAAGTTGGGTTTATGAGATGGGTAAGTGATAGACAAACTGCAGTTGAAGTAATCGGGAATCCGAACAAAGGTACGGTTACAATTTTAGAATTTGTTCCTCAAAACGGTCTAACTTGTTTTATTTCTATCGGTACTGGATTAGAAGTTAATAGTCTAATATTTGAACAAGTGAAACCACAAGGAGGGTTTCTGCAAACTCTATTTTAGATAAATATTTGATACGGCAGAAAGGAGACTAGTATGCCACCTCGTAATCATAAGCAGTGGTCATCAGCACCACGAATAGAAGCAATCAGTAGTAGAGCATATAATAACTACGAAGTATACAAACAAGAACAAGAACTAATATTCAGTAAAGTCTGGGTACCAATGTGTCACATCTCTGAGATGTATGATACTGGCGAGTTTCGCACTACGCAAATAGCAGGTGTGAATGTAATTGCAGTGAATGACTATAATGGTGTAAGAGCATTTAGAGACCATCCTATTCAGCAAGTCTCTGGTTGCTTGTCTTGTCCTTATGAAGGTAATGAGATACACTGTGAAGTCAAGCATGGGGGTATGGTGTGGGTAACGCTTGACCCTAATCCTACACAGTCAGTAGAAGAATGGACTGCAGGTGCATTTGATTGTATCGCAGACGCAATCGATACAGAAGAACTAGAAGTCTTTCACTATCATAAAGCAGTGATTGATACGAACTACAAACTATGGCACGACACCAACAGTGAATTCTATCACGACTTTATGCATTACTTTAATAGAGTGTCTGGATTTAATGATGAGTACTTTGCAAGAAAAAATATTCCTTTTGCAAACGGTCATGTCAATGTGAGTAGTTTTACTGTCAACTATGAAGAGTATGATGGATTTGAAGATAGAGGCGAACTATCTTTTCCTAACCTGCCGCCTAATCAGTGGTATATGGTTGACCTCTTTCCAGGGTTTAACTTTAATCTTAGAGGAAGTGCGTATCGTTCAGACACAGTAACACCTCTTGGTCCTAACAAAGTTCTCATTGAGTTCAGAGGTTATGGTCTAAGAAAAGATACTGAAGAAGAAAGAGCAAGTCGTATCAAAGCACACAATACTATTTGGGGTCCTTTTGGTCGCAACTTACATGAAGACTTGATTGGTGTTGCTGGTCAAGGTGTAACGATGCGTGAAGGTACAGAGAATAGAAATATTCTACATGGTCGACATGAGAACAGTACGATACATGATGAAGTGGGTATGAGACACTATTATACTGAATGGGGCAAATATTTAGATATTGACCCATATGTACTTGACAAAGTTGCTTGAGTGTAGTATAAATAAAATTACAGTTTGTTGATACAATCTGAATGACGGGCAGGACGAGGGTGCGATACCCTCCGCCTCCACCATAATAAGTTTTGAGATAATAATGGATGACTACGAAATAATAAGATTATTCAGAAAAAGATGTGTAGAGTACATTTGCATAAATAACTACTCAATAGCACATGCAAGACTTATTATGATGGGGGCGAAATAGGATCGACTGACGTAGATAGGAAAGAGTAGAACTGTCGGGTGACTGCGTAATTGGTCAAACACTACAAATGCAAACGATAACTTTGCACATTCAGAGTACGCCTTAGCGGCATAATCTGAGGGGTTGGTCACTTACCTTGCAACAGAAAAGTGACACTTTTACCATTTTATTAATTGACAAATCAAATGTAATCTATTATAATGTGATTATGATTAAATATATTGTACCATTTTTATTACTTGCATCTAGCGCATTAGCAGATGATGTAAAACTTCCAAGCACTAATTCAAAAGTATGTCTTGCTAACAACATATATCACGAAGCAAAGTCACAATCTACCGCTGGTCAAATAGCAGTAGGACTTGTAGTTATTAATCGTGTTCGTGATAGTAGATTTCCTGATACGATTTGTGAAGTCGTATATCAAGCACAATATTCTACATGGTGGAAAGAACAAAAAGGTAAAGATGTACCTAGAAAACACAAATGTCAGTTCTCTTGGTTCTGTGACGGCAAACCAGAAATCATACATGACACAGAAGCATATCAAAGAATTTTGAGACTTGTCAATAGAATTTTAACTAACAGATATGCTGGTATGGTTGAAGGTGCTACACACTATCATGCTGACTATGTAAATCCAGATTGGAACAAAGAGAAAACTAGAATAGGACAAATAGATGACCATATTTTCTACAGGTGGGATTGATGAATCCTGAACCTATGACACCGAAAAGATTTAGTAAAATCATTGAAGACATTGTACAACTTAAATGTGTTACTCACATGGATGCAATCTTGCTCTACTGTGATGAGCATGAACTTGAACCCGAAGATGTTCGTAAGTTTATTAGTAAGACATTGAAAGACAAAGTTACTGTCAATGCACAAGACTTACATTATCTTCCAAAGACAACAGCGGAGTTACCAGTATGATTTTACAATATTGCTACTCAACCACAAAACCTATTTTTACTTTACCTGAAGTTGATAAGATTATTTCAATGGGTGAAATAAATTTAGAAGACGCTAAAATTGATAGTACAGAAGCGGCGATACAAGGACATAGAAATAGTTCTATATCTTGGTTCAAAAGAAATCCTGATACTGAATTCATTTACAAACCTTTACTTGAAATGATACATCTTGAGAATATTAATAACAAATGGAACTTTGATTATGATGCAATCGAAGACTTACAGTTTACAACATATGGTCCTGAACAACATTATAATTGGCACGCCGACCAGAGAAGTGTGCCGTATGCTGATGCTGACAAGTATCTACAAGGTAAGATTAGAAAGATTAGTTTCTCGGTACTACTTAATCATGAGTATGAAGGTGGTGAGTTTGAATTTGAATTAGGACTACCACATGAAGAGAATAGAACTGAATTATGTCAAGTGAAGACTGGAGAAGCAATTGTGTTTCCATCATTTACTTATCATAGAGTTCGACCAGTCACAAAAGGTAAGAGATATAGTTTAGTGGGATGGATATGCGGCAAACCTTACAGATGAATGAATTTGATGCTTTCAACGTGTACCTTGCTTTTAAGTTACACTTTACTACAGACAGATATGATATAACAAAGACCAGAGGTGCAGTCAAGACAAAAGACGAAACTTTTTATAAAAGGTCTGACCAGTTCAACTTCAAAAGACTTGCTGATGAGTTTAGTGAAGATGAACTACCAAAGTTTCTGATTGCTAATCATGTAGATGGTAATCGGTGGGGTGGTGCTTTCATTTATGAAGAAGCACTACAAGTTTACAATACTTGGAAAGGTCGTATGCAAAGTATGACCAAGAACTTCACAGATGACTTAGATGAGATATGCACAGAACTTGAAGAAGAAGAATTGAATAAGTTTGATAAGTGCTTTGTAGTTAAAGATGGTCAACACCCTCTACTACTACAGATGTACTGCAGACAAGATGTTAGAATTGAGACTATGTTGATATTTGATGCGATTAACAACTTCTTATCTTATTGGGATAAGACACTCGCTGATGATTTCTTTTGGAAAGAAGAACGGCGAAAGTTAATTAAATACCGACCTTTTCTTGATTTTGATGTTGACAAATACAAGGCGATAATGTATAATCGCATACAGAAATACGAAGAAGTCGTATAAATAGTCTTATACATTATGTGAATAGTGGATAAGAAACATACAACGCAATATAACGTACATACGAGGTAATACAAATGAGTACATTCGCACAATTAAAAAAGTCTAACGACAATCTATCCCGTCTACTATCAGAAGTAGACAAAGTAAATCAACCACAACAGTCTAGCAATAGCAATAACGATGACCGCTTCTGGCGTCCAGAACTTGATAAGTCTGGTAACGGGTATGCAGTTATTCGTTTTCTTCCTGAGAGTGAAGGTGAAGAACTTCCTTGGGTTCGTGTTTTCAATCACGGGTTTCAAGGTCCTACTGGTAAGTGGTATATTGAGAACTCTCTGACTACTCTCAATCAGAAAGACCCTGTTGCAGAGTATAACTCTATTCTGTGGAACTCTGGTACTGAAGCAAACAAAGATATCGCACGAAAGCAGAAGCGTAGATTAACTTATATCGCTAATGTTCTTGTTGTTTCAGACCCGAAGCATCCTGAGAATGAGGGTCAAGTCAAACTGTTTAAGTTTGGTAAGAAAATCTTTGATAAAATTCAAGACCAGATGAAACCTCAGTTTGAAGATGAGACACCTGTGAATCCTTTCGACCCATGGAAAGGTACTAACTTCAAACTGAAGATTAGAAAAGTAGAAGGTTTTACTAACTACGATAAATCAGAGTTTGATAGTCCTTCAGCATTGTTCGAAGGTGATGACGCAAAGATTGAAAGTCTTTGGAATACTCAATATAAGTTGCAAGAGTTTGTTGCACCGTCTAACTTCAAGTCATATGATGAGTTGAAAGCAAAACTAGACTTAGTGTTAAACTTGACTACTGCAACTTCTACAGTTTCTTCTTCTGCTCCAGCAGTAGAAGAGAAAGCACCTTGGGTGGCAGAAGAGAAATCTACACCACAAGTTGCAACAACTTCAAATGTTGATGATGATGAAGATGATGAAGCAATGTCATACTTTAGTAAGTTAGCATCTGAAGACTAAACACATAGGAGAACCTGGAAGTTATTCCTCTATGAGGTATTCGTCTTATACTAGTTTGGTCTACATGCGTTTGCTGTAGGTATCTCATAAAAAAATAACAGTAATGTAATTAAAAGGGGCGGTTCATCCGCCCCTTTCTTTATAAATATTAACGAGAGAGTGACAATCATTATTAACTAGCGAACTATATTCTTCTTTCCAACTAAAGAGGAATCAAAATGCTTGCGGAATTAGCAGTGGCAACTGCGGCATTCAAAACAGTAAAAGAATTTCTGTCTAACGGAAAAGAACTCTATGAGATGGGCGACCAACTCATGAACTATTTTGATGCCAAAAATAAGTTGCAAAGAGAAGTCAATCAAAGTAACAAATCGGATAAGTCTGACTTAGAAGAGTTTATGGCACTTGAACAAATCAAGGCACAAGAAGATGAACTCCGAGAACTTATGATTTATACAGGACGACCTGGTATGTGGCAAGATTGGATTAAGTTTCAATCTGAAGCGGCAAGAAGAAGAGAAGAAGCAAAAAAAGAAGCAATACGACAAAAAGCAAAAAGAGATGCACAGATATATCAGTGGTTTGAGATTGGAGTTTCTGGTCTGTTAGTTATAGGTGCAGTAGGAATTATTGCTTGGGTTTTTTGGTTAATAGCATCCGCATGAACACATTCATCTTAACAATATTTGTAACTGCTGGTGTATTCTTTCAAGTGCCTGCAGAATACTCTTCATACGAAAAGTGTATCTATCACGGAGAACAAGTGATGGAAGAACGTAGAAAAGATTTTCAACCGTCAATCGCACATTATGTGTGTGAGGTTAAGCAAACCCCATAAGTTTATATTTCTGTTCAGTATGATGTTCGTTTCGTGACGCAAGATTTGTAGTCGAAGCATTGTTTACTGTGTTTGGTGAAATGTTGTTTTGAACTGCAACAGTACCATCACCTGTACCTTGGTCATTCGCATTTGCTTCTGATTGTGCCATTTGAAGATTTTCACCTGATTGTCTAGTCGGAATGAAATTTGGTGTAGTACCATCCATTACCGCTCTAGCATCTCTAGAGGCATTGATATGGTCAATCTCTGCATCAGTATAGAGATATGTTGGAACATCAACTCCATCAATATTTGTAGGAATACCTGCTTCAAATGTTGCACGACTTGCACTGCCAAGACCAAGTGCTTTTGCAAGTTGCTTAGACCTTCTCATTTTTTCACTACTATTATATGGAAGCGTAAGACCATCTGCTTCTACAACTTGCATATCACCTCCGCCGGCGATAGAACCTGTGCTTGCTGGAACTGCAGTTGCGGTTGATGCAGGAGTAGTTTCAGAACCACCACCCATACCAGCACCAAGTGCTTGCTTGAGTTGTGCTATTCTTGCGAGAGCGGATTCAAAGTCAATGTCGGGTGATGCAAGACCTTTGAACTCAACGTCTTCACCAAAGAATATCCCGCCATCAATCTTACCGCCCATGATTGCGTTTTCAATTGCAGGAACGGCCGATACTAAGTCTTCTGCAAATTCTTTTAGACCTAAGTTACTACCATCAAAGTTTAGTGAACCTAATCCTGCTAATGCACTTTGAATTTTTTCAAGTGCGGCGGCACCAACTTCTAAGTCATATGAATTATCAGCAATCTTCATCATCTGTTCAATAGGACTATCATTGCCAGATAAGAAGTTGACTAATTTAGCACCTGCACTTGTAATTGAACTCAAGAATTCACTTACTCCGAATGTTGCAAGTCCTTTACTCATAATAGTCATTGTTTCAGCGAATGTTTTTGCTTTTTCTACATCAACTTCATCACTTACACTAGCAAGAGTTTTTACATGATTAACTACGTTCTCTGACCAGTTTTCACCAGATGTAAATTTA